AAGGGGAAATCACGAGGTCGTGCACTGTCTCGAGAAACCTTCGGTTTGTTCTCGTTCGATCTGTCGTCTGCGACGGATCGTTTACCGCTGGTCTTCCAGAAAGTGCTCCTTTCGCCTATTTTAGGGGCGTGGGGAGCAGAAGTATGGGGTTGCCTATTGGTTGCCCGTGACTACCTTTACACTCGAAAAGATGAATTCGGGTTAAAAGGTGGTTCTGTTCATTACAGAACAGGTCAACCGATGGGAGCCTTGTCTTCCTGGGCCATGTTAGCATTGACTCACCACTGCATAGTGCAGTGGGCCTGGTTTAATGTATGCAAGAAGGGCCTTGGAATTTGGTCTTGGTACCGGGACTACGCCGTCTTAGGTGATGACGTAGTAATCCTGGGACGCCAAGTAGCAAAGGAGTATGTTAGATTGATGACCGCATTAGGCGTTCAGATATCGATGCATAAGTCTTTGGTTTCTACAACCGGTTTGGGACTCGAGTTCGCTAAGCGTACTTTCCTGAAAGGAGAGGACGTCAGCGCGGTCCCTCTGCCGGAGCTGCTGGTAGCACGGCAAAACATGCCTGCGCTTATGGAGCTCTGTCGGAAGTACCGAATGACTTTAGGACAGTATTTGTCTTTCCTGAAGTTTGGTTATCGGGCCAAGGGGGGAGCAACAGCTCACCTTTGGAGAATCTCGAAACGGTTGAGAAACTACTTGGTAGCTTTCTATTCTCCGTCCATGCCCGCCTCATTAGGTCTGGTTCAATGGTTATCAATGCGCACAATTGGTAGCTATTACAAGACTTCTAAGGCGAAAATGGACGCCCTTCTCAACCAGTTGATCGTGAATGAGCGGAAAGCTCTTCTCGAGATGTTGGATAGGCTGCAGCCTCTTGTTTCGGAAGCGAAGCGATTGGGTACGGTCTATAGAGATAGGGAGCATTATGGGACTGTACCTAGGGGTGCCGACCGAACATATTTTCATCCAGGTATGTCAATCACCGTCCCTCAGGAGGTGGTTGATTCTTTGAATGAAACTGTGTATCGGGAGGCATTCCTAGATACTGTCGCTAGTGCTCGAGATTTGAGAGCCAAGGTGGAAGAGCTAGAGGTGGTAGAGATAACCACACTCGAAGGTCTTTGGGACGATCTCGCAAAGTTGCGAGAGGATCTTGGTGCGCTACCGCTGCCTCGGTCATTGCATATCGCTGCTGGAATTAAACCAGTGAGTGCGGTAAGCTCTGATTTGGGTAGATGGAATGCGTACTCACGCATTTTCCGATCCACTAAGTCTAGTGTATCTAGCTAGAAGGGTAAGCCTGGAAGAGGCTTGTGACGTGGGGAAGGCGACTAAGGGCTCGGTTGAGCCGTGTCGCGCTACCGGGACGGCATTACCGGAGTCTACCTATGTGAATAGTAGGTCTCGGCAAGCCATCGTAGGCTAAGGCTCTCAAGATGGATACCCGATTGTATTGCAAACGACTTGTCATGCACTTGTGGCATGGTGTAGTATGAAATCATCGGGCTCTTGGAAACCTTCCTATGCGTCAGCCTTGTAGGGGCAGGTAAGGCCCGCAGAAGCGGGTACTGCCTGTTCTAACTTATCTTATCGTAGAATTAAATGATAAGGCTAAGCCATGAACCTATTAATACGGGGAATGGGGACTTAGCTCGAATATTTTCGAACCTGCATCTGAGCAAT